GAAAGAAAAAGAGCAGGAGTTAATGAAAATTATAATTGCTAACCAGACTAAGTTAGAAATATTAATGAGAGAATAATTCTTTATAAATAAAATGATTTACCTCGTATTCTTAATTGTATTTTTTATATCTCTGTTAAGATTTAAACTAGGTTTAGAGTTATCTGTAATTTTAGGAATAATTGGTTCAATAATAACAATTATTATTCAAGTGGTTAAAAAATAGTTCTTTAATTTAAAAATATAGTAAGATGAAAAACTGGAAAAGAAGTGGTAAGGTGATAAAACACCATATCACTAACCGTGTAAACGGAGGGAAAAGCACCCCAGAAAACCTTTTAAGGTTTGATAGTGAAAGGGAACGAGCTTGGCACTTTCTTTTTAAGAATATGTCTTTTGAAGAAGTCGCAGAACTCTTGTTAAGAACCTGCCAAATGAAAGGTAGGAAAAAAGCTTAGCGGAGCTATAAACCGCTAACTTATCAACATTTTATTAACATATATGGAAGAATTAAAAGGAGTTTTAATAGGCAGAGGAGAATTTGACTGGCAAGTGGGCGGTAATTCTCCTATTCAAAGAGTGTCTTTAATGCCAGATAAAGACTGGAAAAAGATAGAGTTAGAACACGAGATACAATTTAATTACCCAGCTTTATACGATACCTTATTTTGCGTTACTTACTCCTCTTTAAAGGCTATTGCCAAGCTGCTTACATACCTTGAAAGCATAGGAAAATTTACGCCCTATCAGTTATCGGTTTTAAACAAATATAAGAAAAACGGAAAGTATAATTTTAGTGAAAGATTTACTGGAACGCTTGGAGGCACGACTACACAGGGAGCTTATCAATTTAAAGTTGCCCAAGCTATTAGAAATTATGGTCTTATCCCGCAAGATATGTTCCCTCTTGCTGAAAACTTCCAAGATAACATTGACCAGAAGTTCATCACTCAGGAAATGCTAGACTGCGGTAAAGAATTTCTAGAAATTATTTTAATAAACTACGAGTGGGTAGATAGTATTGATTATTTAGAATACAGCCCTATTCCTTTGATTGTTCGCTTTGATAATTACGAAAAGACGGAAGATATTTTAGCACCAGAAGGGGTTTTAAATCACCAAGTATGCGGAGTGTTGTCAACGCCAGAATATACGGAAATTGAAGACACTTATCATCAGAGATACAAGAGATACCGCCCAGATAAAACTTTTCATTTAATGGCTTTTTATATCACAATTAATAATAAATCTATGAATGTCGCAAAATTTATCAAAGATAATAACACAAATCAAGTTAGAAATGTAAATACAGGGGCTTATGGAGTAATCTATCAAGGCAAACTAATGGAGATTAAACCAGAACGAGCTGGGCTTTATATGATAGACAGAGATGCTAGGGGCTTGATAGGAAAAGGTAAAACTGTCAGCATTACAAATGCCGAATGGGAGCAGATTAAAGAAGCTGGGTTATTGATTAACTTCTAAAAATAAAAATATGGCACCAATCAAAATAGAGCGTCAAGAGTGCATAGTTTACAGCAGAGTGGTTGGCTGGCTAACTCCATTAAAGAATTATAATCCAGGAAAGGCTCAAGAATATAAAGATAGAAAAACATTTAAACTTCCAGAATAATTAATAAAATATATGATAAACATAATTCCAAAAGTTTTGGTTAAAACTGGTGAGACCATAGGAAACGAGGTCTATATTAGTTTTCCAGAATTGGATACAAACAAAACATTTATAACAACAGACTATGCAGCTGGTGTTTTAGGTTTTTCTATTGAAAATGGACTTAAACTTTCAGACGGTGAATATATCGTTGTAAATAATAGGGGAAACAACAAAGCAGAAATATTGCAAATAAAAGGAACTCCAACTGCAACCTCCTTAGGGTTGGATGCAGTTTCAAAGCATCCGCATAACAGGGGTGAAAAAATACAATTTATACCTTTTAATCAAGTAGAGATTTACAGTTCAACCGATGGAATTACATACGATTTGCTTAAAACTATTGATATAAGGGTTGATGAAGATGAAACATTTTACAATCATACCGCAGGAACTTCAACAACTTATTACAAAATAAGATTTAAAAACTCAACAGATTTAACTTATTCAACTTATTCTGATGCAGTTATAGCAACTGGTTATACAGCAAATTCGGCAGGTCAATTAATCCAAACAGCCCTTTCTGATTTAGGAATGGAAATTGATGGAAAAATGATAACAAAAAGATTTCTATTTGACGCTTTAAATGAAGGTCGCCGAGAAATAGACGAAGATAAAAGCATAATTAGGTGGTCTTTTAGAAGTGTTTTTAACAATAATCTTTATTCAATTATTCCAGGACAATACAGGGTTGCTGTTCCAACTGACCTTAGAGACCCAGCCACAAATAAAAATATAATTGGCATAAGAGTTGGAAGAGAAAAAAGACCTTGTGAATATTTTGACGAAGAAGCGTTTGACAACGCTTATATGAGCACTTACCATACAACGCTAAATGGGGCAATAGTTACAGCTGACACTTCAATAACACTAACTGACAGCGGAGATTTTGATGAAAGCGGAAGCGTAGATATTGCAGGTGAAGCTATTGACGAGTTATTAGATAATGTTGAATATACAGATAATACAGAAACAACCAACATAATAAGCGGAGTGACTGGAATTAGGGCTGCAGGTCATTCAGATGGTGTTGATGTTTGGCAAAATGCTAACTTTGGATTACCAGTTAATTATACAGTTAAAGATGGTTATATTTACTTTGCCCAACCATTTGCTGATGATTATGCAGGCGAAAGCGTTTTCTTAGACTATTATAAGAAAATAACTGATATAAACTCTGATACAGACGAACTAGACGAACCTTTTTACAACATATTTATTTCATTCTTAAGATTTAAAATCAAACAGAAAAAAGACAAAGATTTAGATTGGAAGAACGATATAGATTATATAAAGTGGCTAGATATGAAGAACGCCCAAATTGAGAAAGAATATTTTGGACAAAAGATAAGAATTAATATTGACTTACCATAACAATATGGCAAAATTAGAAAAAATACCATTACCGTATTATACTGAAGGAATTATACGCCCTGCAGCAATAGACGAGATTGTTTCTTTACCTGCCAGTCTTAGCTTAGCTGTAAACTTTGATTTTGACCGTATAGGAGCTCTTCAGACAAGAAATGGAACAACCATCGTCGGAAGCGAAATCGTTGCTGCAACGCCAATTCTAGGCTTGCATAACTATATTAATAATGCAGGCTCAATTTATAGATTATTAGCAAAAGTCGGAACATCTGTATATGATTTTAATGGAACAAATTGGACGGCTCGCAGGACTGGTTTAACTGGAAGCAGTAAAGCTAGATTTACAAGTTTAGTTGACTATACTTTTATGGTCAATGGAAACGCAAATCAGGCTTGTTCTTCTTATGAAGGCGGTTCTTTCGGCTCGGTTAATGTTGCCAGTTTACCTGCTGGAGATTTTATTGAAAATTATCGTTCAAGAATTTGGGTCGCAGATAGTTCTGATGATAAACTTTACTATACAGATGTAGTAAATACAGACGGAACAATAAGTGGCGGAACGAGTTTTATTCAAATAAGCCCTCAAGATGGCGATAAAATTACAGGCTTAAAAAGAAGTAACAACGCCCTTTTAGTCTTTAAGAAAAACCATATTTACAGAGTTTATAGTATTAACTCAACTGACCCTGACCCATTTATTAATGTTGGAACATATAGTCAAGAAAGTATAATTGAAACTAAAGATGGAATATTTTTCCATTCTCCAAAGGCTTTTTACCACTACTCTGAAAATCCATTAGATATTAGTAAAAAAATCATTGATGTAGTTGAAGCAATACCAAGAACTAACTGGGAAAATGTTTGTGCTTGGGAAGATGGCGACCACATTTATTGGGCTGTAGGAGATTTAACATTAGGAGATATTTCCCTTTCCAATGTTGTTTGTAGGTATACGATTTCAAAACAGCTTTGGGCATTATCCAGTTATCCATTTGAAATTAGAAGTGCTTCCAAATATGATAATGGAACAACTCTTGTTAATGTTGTTGGAAGTGATGTTGGAAAGGTTTATACATTTGACTCAGGAACAAGCGATGATGGAGAGCCAATATTTTACAACGCTGAAACTCAATTTTATTACTTTACAAACTCAAAATCAGACAAAAAAGATATAGATGAAATGGTTGCATTATTTGAAAACGCCCAAGGTGCTCAGGTTAGTTATAAAATAGACGATGAAAGCACTGAAACTTGGCATCCGATTGGAGAACTAAAAGATGATATAACTCAAACATTAATAGTCCAGGCAAAAGATTTTGTTAGAATAAAGTTTAAATTAGACGGAAATATAATAGGAAATAAATTAATTTTTAGAGGATTTGAGATACTAAGTTCAAGCAACTATGACATTTGAAAATCTTAATGTAAACAATTTACTTTATAACATAAATACAGTCAATTCAAATGACAATGTTGTTAGTTATCCAGAAAGTCTTTCTTTGCTTAGTAAATCTTCAGAGATTTCAAGTTCAAGTATAGCTTCAGGGGAAGTAATTGGAGATTTATTAGTTAGTAATGGGTTTATTAGAAGTTTTAATTATGTTGCAGGAACTTCTGGTTGGACAATTAATGCTGATGGAACTTCTCAATTTTCTGATTTAATAT